CCAATACTTTTTGATAAAACAATACCATTTCTACACCCATTATTTGCACCCATACAAACATTAAATTCTATTAGTATTTTGTTACTTGAAGAACTAGGTGTTATAGATAAAGTTAAACCTGTTACATCAACTAAGGCATTACTAATACTTTGTCCGCTAAAATAATTAGTTTTAATAGTATTTACAACTTGAAGAATTTTACCAGCACCGCCATTTGGAAAAGTTGGCTTGCCAGAATTATCAAATGTTATTGCATCTGCTGAAGCAGAAGTGGATCTTATAGCGTTGGTAATTAAACGACTCATGGCTTGGGATTAGCGTCCTTTACAGCTTTGATGTGAGTAGCCCATGTACCAGAAGTAGTAACAGTTCCAGCTACTATATCTTTATACAACATATCCAACTGATCCCCTATGGAAGCATAGGTTGTAGAGCCATCAGTTGTTCTATCAGTTTGATACTTGATTTGAGCCGCAGCCGTATTAAGTTCAGTTCTTGCAGTATCTATTTTAGATTGCTCAAGAGTTACAGAGTTTCCATCTTTATCAAACGCACCAGCTGAGTCATCAATAGAAACAACTGTTCCTGAGTATGCTTTGTAAATAGCTTCGTGGTCTAATCCCATAAAAAACTCCTTTTTTACTAATTATAAGAGATAGCCATTATACCGCTACCTCCATGACTGTGATTGCGGATGCTCCATGAAACCATCCATTGTCCCAAGTCCTATTTAAATATGTCGTACCAGAATGTATTCTCCATCTGATACCATATGTTATTGCACTTGTTGTATTGGGTGAATCTAAAAATTCCCAAGCATGACCATCATATCTTGACCCTCCTCCATGAGCAAAAGAACCATCTGCATCATCATCCATAGTGCTTGCAACTCCAATATCAGTTGCAGTTCCGCCTATAGTTCTTTTTAATCTAAAATTTGCCTCAGAACTAGTGCTTGCTAAATATAAACTACCTGTATATAAAATTTTACTACTTGTTGCAGATGGTGTAATACTAACTGTTAAACCCGATATATCTGCAAAAGTTCCAGAACTAATGCTTGCAGCATCATTTTTAAAGGTTTGTTTTACTTGAAGAATTTTACCAGCAGTTGCAGTTGTAGCTATTGTTCCATCTGCATCACCTGGTAATTTTAAAGTGCGATCAGATGCGGGATTACTATCTGGTGCGGAAAGAATAACACCGTTACCACCGCTATGTAATAACTTAATTTGACTCATGCTGCTACCTCCGTAAGTATAAGTGAGGAAGGAGTAGAAGCCCTAGTAGCACCATTAGTTCCTTGTTTATCTCTATTTAGCCAAACATGATTACTTGTATATCCTGTTTGCCATTGAATCTTATATGTATGTGTTCCTGCCCCGCTAGGTGTATCTAAAAATTCGAGTTGACTGTGCTCCATATTATAAGATGAGGCAGATCCAAATCCACCAAAACTAGACCTAGTTCTACTGCCATTAGTATCTCCTAAATAAGGATAAACAGTAGAACCATCAGCATCAATTCTTACTAATCTAAACATGGCACTATAGCCACCATCTGTACTCCAAGTACAATCAAAACCAATTCTAACTTTACTACTAGCAGATATAGTAATTGCTTGTGATAATCCAGAAATATCTGTAAAAGTTGTAGTATTTATTAAAGAAGCCGTATCAGTTTTTAATTTTTGCACAACTTGAAGCACTTTTCCTGTAGTTACACCTGTCAAGCTTGAAGCTGATATATTTCCAGTTGATCCGTTTAATACTATTGGCATAATTTTACCTCCTAAACAATAACATAGCGTGAACCTGATGGAATGGTAACTGTTGCTCCACTTGCTACTGTAACTGGCCCTGCCGAAATACCTGATTTATTAGTTGACATAGTGTAATTATTAGAAATAGTTTGCGAATTTTCTGTTATACAACCATCAGCCACTTGAGAGCTAACATCTCCAAATTCAAGTTGACCTATTGCTGTAGAACCAGAACCAGAAATACTTTTAACAACTAATGCTTTATCTACAGCTATTTGATTGTCAGGAAGAATTACTGTATATGATTGACCCGCACTATGAGCAGGGGATTTAAGTTTTACTCCATGACTCTGTGCCGAACAATTTAATTGAAGTGTGCCATCATTACCACCTGCACCTCTTATTTCAAAAACCCCTGTTCCATTTGGCTCAACTTTTAAATTTCCATTACTTGTTGATGTAGTTATTTTGCTTGATTGACAATCCAAGTCTCCTCCAAGTTGAGGAGAACTGTCATCAACTAAATCTGTATTTATTCCTGTTAAGTTTGCTCCATTTACAGCAGGGAGAGTCGATGGAAATCTTGCATCAGGAATAGTACCAGAAGATAAGTTTGAAGCATTAGTTGTATCAGTCGTTGCTGAAGAAGCTAGTCCTGATATTTTAGTTGCTGATATTGCTGCACTAGAATTAATATCAGCATTGAGAATAGTACCATCTGTTATACCGTTTGAAGTGACTTTTGTTAAACTCATTATGCTCCTATCTCCATAACTGTGAATTGGTTAGCACCACCATAAGCACTAACTGACCCTGTACTATCTCTTCCTATGTAACCAGTTCCTCCGTTAATCATCCATTGTAATTTATAAACAATACTTGTACTTCCGTTACCTCCAGGTGATGTGTCTACAAATTGAAAACCCATGTTATAAACCTGATTAGTTGTATCAGAAGCACCTATATAACTAACCATAGTTGGTCGCTTACCTCTCCAATCTGTTGAATCTGAAATTCCAAGGTAAGTTGTTGTTCCGCTTTTTACTCTTGCAATTCTAAATTTTAAACCTGATGTATCATCCTTACCCATTTGAGCAAAGAAAGATATAAATACTTTGCTATTTGTTTGAGGTGTAAGAGTAACAGTAAAGTTAGTTGTATCTGCAAAATCTCTTGCTGTTGTAGAAAGAGTTCCTGTGGTTTGATATTGTTGAAAATCTAAAAGTTTCCCTAAAGAACCTCCACTAGCAATACTTGTACTATCACCAAAAAATATAGTCATTATGATACCTCCGTTAAATTAAATTTATACTTCTTACCATTGCGTTTATTAATCAAGAATAGCGAATCCAAACCTTCCTGTATAGTATAACTTCCCCATGTACCGTCAATGTCATTAGCACCACCCTCGTTAGATAAGTTAAGGTCATTCGTGTAAATGTTTCTCCATCTAAGACTTGTTGTACCCAAGTCATAAGTGTTATTAGCTGCTGGGTTAAAACTTGTACTTGTAAGGAAAGCCCTTGAATTATTAGCTGTTTGTAAAACTAAGTCACCATTACCACTATTTATGATGTTGTTTGTACCATCATGAGTGAGTATAAAATCATGCCCAGCTCCAATTCTAAGTGATTTGTTGTCTCCAAGATAAATATTATCTGTTGCGGTAATTGCTCCAGTCACCGTCACACCTATGCTTGTAGTCTGGAAACGCCTTGTGCTATCAAAATATAGTTCTACACTAGAATTTTCAAAAAATCTTGCTAAAAATTCAGTTGATGTAGAATCTATAAAATCAATTTGATTGCTTTTAAGAACTAAAGCTCCTGTACCTACATCTGCAATTAAACTATTATTTGAATCATGTGAAATTTGCAAATCCGAACCCGATCCAAAGACAGCCTTATCATTATCAGCAAAATTAATATCATTACCGTTACTTTGCAAATCACCTCCTAGCTGAGGTGATGTGTCACCAACTAAGTCTGTAGTAACTTCAGCCCATGTTAAACCACCTGCATTACCACTTTGAGCAGATAAAAAATATCCATTAGTAGGAGAATTTGAAACTTTTAAATTTGCTTCATCCACAACATTGTCAGCAATCGTGAGTGCAGTTGCTCCTGTCACTTCACCTGTATGTGTTGCATTGGTAACCTTTGCCGTATTTGCAGCTATCTCAGCATTTATTGAGTTTGCTAATTTCGCAGCCGTTACAGCATCATCAATGATTTTATCTGTAGAAACTGTTCCATCACTAGGTGCTCCAATCCCACCTGCTTCTTGAAAAATAATAAAATCAGGAGCAGCAGGTAAATTAGTTGCTGTTTTTAATCTATTACCATCAACAATAAAACCTGTAATACCGCTTGTAGATGTTCCTGAGTTTGGTTGTTGAATAACTCCTGATACACTTACTAATAACTGATTTGCAGCACCTACGGTTTGTGCTGTTGTAGTTCCCGCTAAAACAAGAGTAAAATCATTACCTGGATAACTTGCCGATCCATTATTTGAGGAATTTCTTAATTCAAGATATTTAAAGTTTGGTGCGGTTGTACCTCCAATTTCTTTTACTGTTCCACTATCATTTACAAATAATTTTTTTGCAGAAGTATCTATCCCAACTTCACCATTAGATAAATCACTTGTGGTTGGTGTGCTAGTGCCTCGTTTAAGTTTAATTGTGTTAGCCATTGACCGACCCTCCTAATGGTTAATTTTAGTATGTTCCTCCGTCTATATCAAAACCAGAAACAGATCCATTTTCAAAATATGTAACTAAATCAGATAAAGCAACTTGTTTCATAGTGCCATTATCATTAACAACAATACGATCAGCCGAAGCAAGTGTTGTTGAAGTAGCAGATGTATCTCCATCAATAATATTTAACTCAGCAGTTGTAAGAGTTGCACCGTCTAAAATTGCTACCTCAGTTGCAGTTAACAATGCTAAAGCAGAGGCAGCTCCAGATTGACAACTAGATAAAGCATCTAAATCTGCGTCATAAGCCTGTACATTAGTTCCTATGACCAACCCTAAAGCTGTTCTTGCTCCTGACGCTGAAGTTGCACCTGTACCTCCATCACCTAAAGCAAGAGTTCCTGTAATAGAACTTGCAGCTAGATCTATAGCAAGTTCTGTTGACTCAATAACAAGTCCTCCATTTGCTTTAATATCAACACTTAATTCATTTCCAGATTTATCTAATCCATCTCCTGCCGTAATATTTCCCGCACCACTAAATTGAGCAAAAGTTAAATTATTAGTACCTACAACAGCAGATCCTTTATTACTGGTGCAAACGAACCCATTATCACCATTAACAGTCCCTTGTTCTACAAATGTAAACATTCCCGCTGCGTCAGCACCAGTAGCAAGGTCACTTGCTCTGGATGGAGAAGATCCAACTATGTATATTCCATTCTCTGACGCTGTACTTTGATTTTTTACTAAGACTCGATCATTATTTGATAAAGTAACACCATCTAAAGTATCACCATTATTAAGTGCTGTAGAGATTGTTATATTTGCAGTCGTAGAAGCAACAACAGAATCTTTCACATCAAGTCCTTGTGCTGTAGCTTCAACAAAACCACGAGTTGCTGCATCTTGTGTATTTACAGGATCAGCTAAATTAGTGATTGTTTGTGAATTAAGACTAACACTAGCTGTTGGAGCAGCCATTTCATTTAATTTGTTAACTCTTACACCTGTATCAAAGTCAGATATTTTTGTATGAGCTAGAGAAGGAATATCCGCTTCTACTAAGGCTCTAAATGTAGGAGCTGCGTCACTTCCAGATGTAGGCCCACCAATAAATTTATTAGCATTTTGTACTGTTGATTTATCAAAAAAGCTTCCTGTCCCACCAATAGCTTCGATTGTCGTAGCAGAACCCCCTGCTCCTCCAGTTCCTACTCCAATGAATAGTTTTTTACTGCCTTCAGCAAAAGCTAACTCAGCATTTGCAAGGCTTGTTGGTGCTGAAGATCCTGTAGATCTTTTTATGCGTACTGTGTTAGCCATGTTCTAAAAATTACCTCCATCGACAAGGGTTAGTTTGGTTGTTGAGCTATCTGCTTTAAATGTATCAGATGCAGCGTGGTAGTACAGCAAGGCATCATTTACTTTGCCAGAAGTGTCAAAGTTAAGGCCACTAATTGAACCACTTGGGCCTTGTGGCCCTTGAGTTGCAATCGTGACTACAGTTGGATCACCTTCAGTAACATTTACTGTATTTTTAGTTGTTGTAATGTTTACAGATGTCATGGTTTTGTATAACCCTCTGACATAGTTATAACACCTTCAAGGTAGTATTCTCTTTTGTTATTACTATCTTCAAGTAAAACATCATACGCAAGTTTTTCTGTTTGAAAAGTTTCTGTCTGTGTATCTGTTAAAGAAATATCAACAGTTCCAGTTGTTCTATTTGTATATGCAACAGAAAAATCTGCAAATTTTATTTTTCTATTTAAATCCCAACATTGAGAATATACAGTAAAACCTCCTAAATTTATAGCAGTTCCAGTTGAATCTTTAAATTGAAGACGCAAAGAAAAATCTGCTCTTCTTTGCATTATAAAATTGTAAGTACCAGGCTGAATAGACATAGCTAAGTTTTTATTATGTACATCATTGCTATATTACGAGGTCGAGTCTCATTACTGTTGCTTGTAGATCCTGTATTATCAGTATTACCAACAACTGTATGATCATGTGAGGCATCAAAACTTACAGAACCAGAAGTTGCAGAACCACTTGCTTGTGCATCAACAGAAGATTGACCTCCTATTTTTGTAAATACACCACTTGCTTGACCATTTGATTGAAAACCTTTAGAAATCATTCTTAATGCACCAGTAAGTGTTTTATTGCTAGTTGTCAAATCAACTGCGTGTAAGTGTTGTCCAAAGCTACCTGTTTGTGAAGTACCAATTTGCCTACCGCTATCAGTTCCTTTTCCATTATCAAAACCTCTTATAAACTCTCCTCTTAAATCAGGTAATTGAAATGTTGTTGATCCATTACCCGCACCATATTGAACTCCAATAGCTGTAAATAGAGCTGCATAAGTAGTTCTATTTACTATTTGACCATTACATTCAAGATAACCGCTAGGAACTGTTGATATAGCCATACAAAAAACAGCACCAGTTGGTACACCTTGTATTACAGAAAATGAGAGGACACCGCTTCCATCTGTAGATAAAACTTCCCCTGCATTCCCATCGGTGGCAGGTAAAGTAAGCGTTACATTACCTCCTAAAGAACTTGGGGATTTTAATGCAACAAAAGGAGCACCACTTGAATCTTGAAATCTTAAAGGCAGTCCATCAGTTATATCTAATCCAGAATCACTAACTGAAAATCTTTGTGTGCCAGCAGTTGCAAAACCAAGTGAGTTTGCACCTGATCTAAACATTCCTGTGTCAGAGTCTTGATCAAAACTATATGCGGGGCTAGCTGCTCCAGAAGCATCATCACCTAAGATTGCACCTGTCATTGTGCCACCACTTTTAGGAAGTAATCCTAAGTTTGCTTCATCTAAATTACCAACTTCAAAAAAAGTTGCACTAGTGGCTGCAGAAGCACCACTTGTTGATCTTATGAGTAATTTTTTAGGTGTAGTTGAACTATCTGCTACAAATTCTGCAGGCTGTATTTCACCCGCAGAAGATTTCGCTCCAAAATTATTTGATGCAACTGCTCCAATAGTATTTTGAATATCTAGTCTTACAACTTGACCAGAAGCATTATCTATATTTTTATTGCCGACCTGTGCCATTTAAAAAATAATTTCCCTCATTCTACCCTCCTTTGCCGTAACCGACAGCTTGAAAAGTAAATTGTTTGTTTATGAAATTTGTTCCATTTTTAACTTTAATATTAAATCCTGTTCCTGAGACATTAGATAGCTCAAAATAATCTCCACTTGAAGCCCCAATAATAGTAATACCTACAGAAGGTAAGAAAGCATTTGCACCTCCTAAACTTGATGTACCCACAAAAAATGGACTTCCAAATGTAACGTCTAAACCAGAACTTGAAGTTCCAGAAGATAAAGGTGCTGTGGTTGTAGTTCCACCGCTTACATAACTTCTTTCTGTTCTTGACTCAAAAGCAGCAAAGATTCCAAGCTGTTGAATAGAAATATTATGAGCAATACTATCTGATTTTATATTTGTTCTGAATTGAAAACCTCTTCCTTTATATGTACCATTTGCAAAAGTATTAAATTGTGTATAAGTAGGAGATCCAGAAGAAGGGTTATCTTGTGTTGTTCTGACACTAATTGAAGCACTCACATCATTTATAGCAGGGCCATCAAAATTTCCATTTTGAGCATAATCATCCCAAAAAGTACCAGAAGGTATTAAGGCATCTATAGTGTTTGCAAAACCAACTGTAAAACCAATACTTTGAATAAGTCTTTTTAAATTCAAAGAAAAAACACCACCTAAATCTATTGTGTTTGCGAAATCATAAGTCGCTGTAAGATTGCTTGAGGGATCAGTCAGTTGTAACGCTCCAGATGCTACTGTGCAATTTGTTTTTGTACCTCCGAAAGGTGTTGAGTCTGTATCTTCCCTATCAGCTAATATTTGTTGACTATCAATTAAATCAGGTAAATCTAATATTACAGAGGTTTCTCCAGTACTGAAGTTACCTTGGTCATCCCTAAATTTAAGAATATACTCACCATCAAGGCTTGGAACTACTGCTTCTGTAGTATTTCCCGCAAGTGCTTCTATCAAATCAACAGAATTTTGGAATGTTCCAGTTCCATCTGTTTTATTTGAATGTCTTACATATACTTTTCCTCCATGAATAACATCAGCATCAGTAGATTCCGACCATCTAAGCCTTACAATTTTATTTGTAACAGGTTCAAGCGTTAAATTTTGAACATTTTCTGGAGGAGCGGTTTTACCAACAGCATTAAAAGAAATATCAGTAGAAGTTGTTGATAATTCTAAAGCTGCATTAAATGAATATACTTTTATTTCATAAGTGCCTGCTGTTGTATCAAGAACCTCAAAATCAGTTCTTAATACAGTTTGTGATACCCAATTTGAATTATTAAATCTATATTGAACTAAATACTGACTAACTCCTGTAACAGAAGTCCAAGATATAAGTAATTTTGTTCTAGCAACTGCATTGATAACTACAGTTAATTCATTAGCTGAAACATTACTAGGAGGATCTCTTAAAACATTTAAAAGAGATATATTTCTTGTTGGAAGAGATATACCTTGTTCAATATTTGCATATTTACCTGCAATATATGTAAGCCCTGATATGACATAACTAATACCTTCTTGTTCTTCTACAGATATAACCCTAAAAGTTTGTGGCTCTAAATTTGAACTTTCTAAAAGCCATAAACTATTTGAATTTGGAACTTGGCTTAAAGCAGAATCTAGTGTTATTACGTTTCCGACAAGACCGATAACAGTTTTTGTTTGAATAGAGCCATCAGGAAGTATTACAGTACATTTTTTATTAGAACCTGTAAAGGTATCTAAGTCATCATTTGAATCAATAGTTATTTGAGTAGTTGTAGCTGAATTAATTCTTCCAGATCTTCTTTCTGCTGATTTTACTGGATCATTTATTAATATTACTTGGCCTGGTCTTACTATCGCCCCCGCATCCATTGAAACTTTAAATGTAATAATTTCAGACTCTTGTTGCTCGCTGAAAAGTATTGCTTTCCCTAATCTTTGAGCTTGCCCTCTTGATGTTATTCCAAAACCTCGTACATCTTTTTTAATTATTCCTAACTTACTCTGAGCAGACGTATCTTCTACGACCTCATAATCTATCTCTCTACTATCCATATCAAAATAAGAGACACTTATTACTGTATTTCTTTGTTTTAAACTACTTCCAGAATATGAAAAACCTCCTTCTTGCACATTAGCTAAACTAAATAAATAAGTTGGATCTGTTGGTCTATCTTGTGCAAGACTTATTTTACCCGCAGACCATATTGGATAAGCTCTCATAATCCCCGCAATATCATTAATAATATTGAAAGCTTCTTTTGATCCTTGAATATTTACATTGCAACTAAATCTCGCTTCTTGTCCTCCTTGCCCATCGCTAACTAATTCATTTGAATATTTACTGGCCTCTATAAAAGAAAATAAATCTATATCATTATCAGAAATATGTGTTCCTAATCCATACCTTTCCGTAGTTAATAAATCTAAAAGTGCCATCGAAGGACATGAGTTCCATACAGCAGCACCCATAGTTCCATTAAAGATATAACCAGTAGGATATATTATCCTACCTGTTTGTAAATCTACACTTGGTGTTCCTGAGTTTGAAGCCCCTGCACCTGGTATTCTTGTCTTGATACCACGAATACGAAAAGCTCTACTTGGTATAGAACTAAATTGTTCAGAATCAAGCCTAAGATTCATATATGCACTATTAGGATAATCTTGTTTATCATCAATTATTTCTGTTAATACAGTCCAATTAAAAGCATCAACTAATAGCCCACCAGGAGTTGCATCTGCTGTGAGTCTTACAACTTTTACATCAATAGGAAATGCACCTGTAAAATCAACCCTATAATCTTTTTGATATGGATCTGCTGTTCGACCTTTAACTGTATCTGATAAAACATCTGTAAAGCCACCTCCATTATATTGAACTTGTATTTTTAAAGAAACAGAACTACCTAATATATCTCCTTCATCTGTTGATCTTTGAATAGCGGGGAAAGTTACAGTAATTCTTGCTGCGTCTACTTGAGTGTTAGTTATTTGTCTTGTTACACCACCCCCAGAAGCAGTTACCTCTGCTCCAACACTTGTTGAACTCTGACTACCAACAATTCCAGGTATATGATTTTGACTCGCTGTTCCAAATCTAGGAGTAAGCTCAACATTTTGAAAATTGAAATCTGCATTGTCTGGATTTGTATTATTTGCTGATGAACTTAAAATTGGAGTATTAGATAAAATAATATCTTTAAGAGAAGCTGTATTATAAACCTCTGTACCTCTACTTAACGATGCTTTAGAAGGAGTTGCAAAACCTTCTATTTCTCCTTCTGATAATAAATCTTGTATTGTCGCAAATTGCCTACTGTTTAATGTATCAGGTTCTCTTGTTGGTTTTCTGTTTCTATTATTACCTCCAAAGAGTCCACCAGAACCAATAATTTTTTTAGTCATGCGTGTACCTGATCTGTATCAGTTCCTGCTGAAATAACCACAGAACCAGTTATACATTCTCCATATACTATAGGGATGCTAGTTCCAGCCCTACTAGTATTTTGCACCCCAGAAAAACTAAATGATATTCGTGGGTCTTGATCGTTTTCAAAATCTTCTGGTTTCTCTTGTGGAAACAATAAATTGCTTACACCCATAAGTAGTAACCCAACTCCAATATTTCCTAAGTGTGCAGCAAGAGGACTAGCTAAAGCTCCTCCAGTAGGGGCGAATGATAAACCAACTACACCCGCACCACCAGAAGCTATAGCAATTCCAACAAGTGCTGCTCCTAAAATTATTCCTCCTGTTTCTTCTCCTCCTGACCCAACAATTATAGGAACAATACTTATTTCAGATTTTCCTGTAGGATCATGGATTTGTTCTTTTGTTATTGATGTATTATTTACTAAAACTTTATAGTACTTATCAGACAAATACGCTTCAACTTTAGGAAAATTACAAATAAGAAACCTAATAACATCTGCACTTGAGTTTACAACTGCTTCTAATTCTTTATAACCAATAAAGTCAGCTAAATCTCCATATAATTTAATTTTAGTGAGCATAACGTAACCTCTTACCAGTACATTTTAACAACCATTCAGAGTAAGGCTCTTTACAAGATAGTCTATCTGCTAAATGATGTAAAACCATCCCATCTATAAAAATAGCTACATGATTTAAACCAGGAGAACCAATAGACATAAACAAAAGATTACCATTTTCTAAAGGCTCATCAAACCTTAATTCTCTAAAACCTGTTCTCCATGCACATTGCTCGAATAAAGGATTTAATAAAAATTCTTCTGGTGTTGTAGGTCTATCCCAATCTCTAAGATGAATATTTTTCTCTTGCTTATACCAATCTCTTACTAAAGACCAACAATCAGTTACACCCCAAACCCAAGGCCTACCACATAACTCTGGAACATAACCTTCTGGAATACATTCTGCCCATTCTTCTGTTTTTGGATTAACAATATACCAAGGAAGTTTACTATGCTCACAACTAATACGATCTGCTTGACTAGGTGTTGGTGGTGTAACAGGGTGACTATGAACTACTCCAATTATTTCACCTATAGAATCTGCTTTTACATAATCTTCTGGATCTAAAATGAAACATTGTTGATTTGTCATAGAAAGATTGTGACAAGCAAAATACTTTCTTTTACCTTTTACATTTAATAGAAGCCCACAAGATTCTTCTGGATCTTGTTCTTTTGCATGAACCAATGCTTTGTCTTTCCAATTCATTAGTTGAACGTGCCTATTGAGGGGAATATAGAGCGAGTGCATTGTCTCTTAGGCACACGCACCCCCGCTAAATCCCAAACTTGTGCGAGTTCTAATTCTACAATGTCTCTAGTTTCTGTTGATTTTCTATCAACTACATAAATTTCTCTTTTAAATTCAGCAGTTGGATCAGCAGTTGGATTTGAATTGCCAGAAAAATTTACAGCATCTAAAAATTTTGCCATTGTTCTTATACGAGTTACTGTAGATCCTGTTAAGTCGTTACCAGCTGTAGTTTGATTAACTGTTAATAATATCGCAGACATTGTTCCTAACGCATTACTTATAGTAAGTTTTGGTCTTGGTAACTGTCCTCTTTTAAAAGCAAATCCTTCTGCCTGTACTGGAAAACGAAGATAAGCATTGCCTGCCCAAACTATTTGACCATTAGCATTTAAGTTACTTCCAGCATGAAATCTATAAATCGTTGATGCTCCATGAAGACTTGTTGAAAGTTGTAATGTAAATAATTCAATAATTGCAGATGGATTACTTTTTTGAATCTCATCAAATACTTTCGTTGTACTCATGGTTCAAATACTTGTCGAAAAGTAACATTTACTGTTGCCCTATTTGGTCGATCTATTTTTTTTGCCCACTCATCACAAACATATTTTCCAATAACATCATTAGGTGGTGTAAAGTCAAAACTTGCACCATCTAAAGCACGAGAATCAAGAAATGATTCAAGAGTATCACTTTCTGCCTCAGTTATATTTTTAAAACTTAAAGAATATACTTTTGGATTTTGATGATTTGCTAACCCAAAAACTATGCGATGTTCATAGCCATCTTGAAATTTTACAATTCTTTTTTTTGGTTTAGATTTCTTTGATACCCCAAAACTAGGTTGTAAATTGACTGTTGTATTAAAATTTGCCATTTAAGCTAAAAGTCCTCCTGGTCTTTTTTGGTTAACAAGTTCTGCTTGTATAGCAGCGCCTAAAACCTTTCCAAGTTCTGTTGATATTTGTTCATCGCCCTCTGCTGAAGATCCAGAAGCATCAACATTTACAGTTACATTACCAACTCCACCAGATGTTTCTACCCCAAGTCTTCCATCTTTACCTCTACGCAAAGGCATAATAGCTTCAACCCCAGCTTCACCTGCTAACGCTGCTCCATTTGCTAGAGGAAATAAGGTCGGACTCTCAATTAAACCGCCTTTAGCATATCTTGTAGGTACAATTCTATTTTTAGGAATAACTCCACCATCTGCAAAGTTCATACGATTGTATCTGCCTAAATTATCAACATTAGGAAAAGTTAAAAATCTTGAAAAGAAATTACCAACTTTCGTCCCAAAACCAACTTTATTTGGATCTACAAAAGTTTCGGGTCTTCTACCTTTTTCAATATCAAGTATGCCTTCTAAAACTGATGTATTAAAACCTTCCTTTTCTAAAATATCGTCAACCTTTACATTAGGCATAACAACTGTTTTTACATTTGGCAAGACATCTTTAGCTAGAGGTGATTTTTGTGAGAAGTTTAATGGAATATCAGATTTCTTAGTAAAAATATCTCCTAAATTAAGACCTTGACCAAAATCTGTTCCTATTCTCTCAAGAAAACTAACCTGTTTATTTGTTGTCTTAGTAGCCTTTTCTTTTACAGGATTTATTATATTTTCAAATGATTTAGTTAATGGTTTCATTATTGCTCCTCTAACAAAAATTCTTGTCATTTCTCTAACAATATCTTGTGCAAATTTTCTAAAATTCATAGTTCCTGTTGTAATAAAATCAACAAGTGAATCTTCTATTTTCTTAAATGTATTTACAAAAAGATTTTGTATATCTTTAGTAACATCTGCAATATCAGTTACATATTTAGAAAAAATCTGTTTTGATTTTGCTGTTGCATCCTCAGTTAATTTTGGTAAACCTTTAACTCCAGACGTATCATCTTCTTGCCCTTCAATAGCTTCTGGGCCAACTTGAATCTTTCTAAATCTCTTTATATCTTTCTCATAATTAATAATAAGATCGTCAATACCTTTTTGTATAATTTTACCTACAGCCTCAAAATCTTGCTTAACAAAAACTTGAAATATAATTTTACCTAAATCAACTAAAGTTCTTGCTAAAGTTCTTACAAGAACAACTGTAGAAAGTAAGAAACCACCAAATGCTTTAAAACTAAAAATAAGAATCTTCATTGCTTCCTCATTTTCTTGGATTCCAATAAGAATATCTGAAAATGTACCTTGTAAAGCAGCACCAATAGGAATAATAGATTTACCAATCTCTATTGAAAAATTGTTAAATTGTGTTTTTAATCTTTCGCCCGCATCTGCTGATGAATTAGCAACTTTTTCTGCTGTTGTTGCAAAATCTTTATTTAACTTTTCAGCAAATTTAATAACTTGATCTAATCCAACTGTTCCATCTCTCAAGTCTTTTTGTAATTTCTGCAAACTACTACCATTTGCTTCTGCAAATTTTACAACCGCACCCGCCAAACGCTCGCCCAGCTGCCCCTGCAGCTCTTCTGCCGATACCTTACCTTTACCGAATATCTGACTCATTGCTCTTATGGCTGATTGCACATCTTCTGCATTACCACCAGTAGCTTTAATTGAATTAGAAACACCAGTAAAAACTTCTTCTGCATCTTCAATAGTTCCACCCGCACCAACAACAGAAGCAGCTAAAGTTGTAAATTGTTTGGTTGATGCACCTATGGGTACATTTAACCTCTTAGAAGTTTTAGAAATTATTTCTAAACCTTTTTGAAAATCTGCTTCTGTTTTAACTGCACCTCTCAATGCTATTTCTAATTTCTGAACTTGTGAAGCTGATTGAGCTGCTTGCCTAGCAAACTGAACTCCACCCGCTACGGCTGTAATACCAGCACCAATAGTTGCACCAGCAAGTGCACCACCTATCGCACTTCCTCCTGCTGCTTTACTAGCAGCGGCTCCTGCACTAGCTAATCCAGAAATAGCTGGAGGTATTCCTAATTGACTTCCAATAATTGCACCAGCACCTCCAATGGCTGCTACTCCTCCAGCTCCAAATCCACCAAACTTTTGTTTTTTTGATGTATTTGTTAATGCTTGTAATTTTGCTCGTAATCTATCTGCTTCTGCTCCAAAAGCTTTATAAGCTTTTCCACCAATAACAACATTATTCTGTAATTCTTTTAGTGCTGCTATTTGTTTTTTAAATATATTTACACTTCGTTCAGAAGTACCATTAGCATTTTTAAATCTTGTGTCGAATTTTGTTATTTCTTTAATTGTGTCTTTTAATTTTTTAGGTGTGAAAGAAAGACTTTTATTAAATTTACCAAAAGTATCTCTTACAGCACTTAACTTCCCAAAACCTACAAGTTCTAATTCTATTACTTCTTTATTTACATTTTGAGCCACTATTTTTTCTCCTTATTAATTTCACTAAGAGCTACAGATTCCATAAGTTGTAAGCCCTCTAACATCTCTTGTCGGTTGTTTACATTGTATAGGTCAAATAGTCCACCAGCAAGCAGTAAGACTTCATATTTCAATCCTACTACACCTCCAAAAGACATAGACCATTGTGTATTCATTCTTAAAAACATCATAACAATATCCCAGTTTTCTTCCATAACTTCAAACTCATCTTTTTCTTCTGGTTGCTTCTTTATCTGAATACCTAAAACTTCTGCATCTTTATCGGTTTCATCTATAACTTGTTTGCTACCCGAAGCCCAATATAAAGTAGCATCAGTTAGTTTTTTGCTTGTGCATTACTATAAAAATCTTTAAACGCATCTAATACACCTGCAACAAAATCTGTATCTTCTGCAAATTCTTTCAAAACTGCTTGCGTAAATTCAACAGGTGTTCCATCTTCTTCATTTACATCCTCCCAACCTACTAAAACTTTTTGTAAAGCATCATACTCAGTTGCTTCTTCAAAGTTATTAAGTTCAGACCTTGATAAACGATTAAATTTACCTGTAAATTTCGTAGTTTCAAACTCGCCTACTTTTGTTGTGGATGGTGTTTGTACTTTTACAGGCCAAGAGTAGACCTTAGTTTTTTTTCTTACAAAAGGCATAAATTGAAATATATACTTCTACACTCTACCTCAGTAGTCAATACTTAGTAAGTATCTATGTATAAGTTATGGTTAACTCATCATTTTGGCTAGTTGGCACTAATGTATAAGGAATCTCTAACATTTGAATCCCATCCTGTTCTCCATAAGCAACATCACCAATATCAGCTTTTGTAGATGATACTGTTACTTTATTGCCCGCAGTTGTTCCATGCAAGAAAGTAAGATTTCCTGTTGTTTCAGCAAGAGCAGCCGCAAAATAGTCTTTTGTACCAAGTGCCATAGCTTCTATTGATACTGAGCCTGTAATATTTCTATTTGTCAAAAGTGTTTCTTGTGTACCACCAACTAATTCACGATAAACTAACTCATTACCTATATCCATTGAAATAGATTGTAAGGCTGCTGAATGAGATAACAACTGAAAACCTGTTGTATTACCTTGCTTAAATATTAATGGTGTTGCTTGATCTCCATAAGTAACGGTAGGTAAAGCTGTGTCTGTTGGAGGGATATATATGCCTTGGAAAGTAAAGTCGATAGTAGGTATCTCACCCACAGATCCATTAATGACAAAGCTACCTCTAGCTCCAACGACTTTATGCCTAACGCCATCTGTATTGTAGTGAATAGTAACTGATGAAAAACTTGTAGAAACTGGTGCGTAAGTAACAGAAGCACCTGAGCTTACAGTCTCACTAAAGCCACAGGCTTTAAGTGCATCTCCATACCTCGGTGCA